AGTTGTTTAAGGTTAAAAAATAAGTCTTTAGTTAATCTCATAAATTATTATAGTATAATAAGTATTTAAGTCTTTTGGTTTGGAAATTTAGAGAGGTATCTAAACCTTACACAAAAGAAGACTTTTACGAAAGGTTTAAATATAACCCCCTCGTTAAATAGTTAAATAAAATGCACAAAAGTATAAAATAACAATGAAAATATATTCTACACAAATATTAATGGGAGTTGGTTTTTTAGGAGAAATGATTTATAAAATGAGATTTGAATGGTTATTAATATTTGGAATTTCACTAACCTTCTGTTCAATATATAATTTTATTATGGAATTAAGAGATTCACAATCTGACGAAAAGGTGAACTCCAAATGAAAAAAAGAATTGAGTTCATAACATTTGAAGAATTTCAAGAACTTGTAAAGAAATGCAAGGATAAAGAACTAAAGATTGCAATGATTCTAGGTTATGGTTCTGGATTAAGGATTTCCGAGATCATAGGATTCCAAAGAAAACAGAAGTTCGTTAAGAAAGTTAAAATAGAAGATAACACTTCCATACCTGCATTAACTTCCGATAATATTAACATGGAAACCCACCAGATCACAATTGACGAAGCAAAGGGAGGTAAATGGAGGATTGCACCCGTATCTCCTGCATTTAAACCAGAATATCTTAAACTACTACCATTAAAAGTTAAAAGAAGAACTCTCCAGAACAGATTTTATTCTTTAACTAGGAAAGTGTTAAAGAAGAACATTAGTTTTCATATCCTAAGACACGGGTTTGGAAATTATATGGTTAATGTTAAGAAACTCCCTATTACTATGGTGCAAGGAATGATGGGACATAGTTCCGTTGCGGTAACTGGAGTTTACGCAAAGGCGAATCCAACAGAATCAATTAATGAAGCTTGGAGGGCTATGGGTGGAAAATGAGTTTGAGTGATAAAGAAATAAACACTTATACAGAAATTGAAGAATGTGAGAGTATTTTTGATGGAAGAGATATAAAAGAAACAATTCAAAAATTAAAACAATTCCTAAATCCGAAGTATAGAAGTAATAGGGAAGTTTTAGATAAAATTTACGAACTGTTTGGAGCAGAACTTTCAAAAGAATAAATATTTAAATTCCAATGCACTTGAAAAGTTATGATAAATAAAATCATAAGGGAGGAATAAATAAAATGGTAACAAAAACAGGTTTTAAGGGAGCATTAACAAAAGATATTACAGAAAGAATAACTTTAAAAGACATTCTAAAAGAAAGAGAGAGAAATGAAAAAAGAATGAAAGCAATAATAAAAAAATATAAAGCAAGTAAAAAGAAATAATTCCGAACTTTTGTGCAACTTAACTAATACTTCTTACACTTAAATTAAGTGGAACGTTGCACAATAGTTTACTTATATGTAAACTTATTTAGAATTCTTTTTAATAGCTTCCACAAATTCATTCACACTATCCTTCTCAACACTTGGGAGATCAATTCCCCCAGGAACTAATTCTTCTACAAACATTTGATTATGGAAACAACTCTTTAGGTAGGGTTGGGATTCAACACATAGTTCGCAGGGTGTGGACAACAATTGAACCTTAAACACTATACTAATAAACAAATAGATTGTCAAAACGGTTACGAATGCTACTATTAATATAACCCACATACCTTTCTTCTGGTCTTTAGTTAATTTCATTTTATTTTTTATTTTGACTGGTTGAACATATTATTATATGTGTTCTAACTACTCTTATTATTATAATTGGCACTGGTAGACGGCAGATATGCTGGTTTCCCTAGGGATTTATGTCCTAATTCTTCTAAATATCTTCTAATCGTATTTTCCGAAACTCCAATCAAGTTTGAGTAATATACTTGTGTCCTTTTGAATCCACTTTCTTTATCATGCTTCACTAACCTGTCCAACATATCCACTAGATATGCTTTCCTAGTAGAACCTTTATCCTCTCCCTTATCAATACTCATGATTGCATCGTCTTTCTTTGATTCATATATCACTTCATCTATTAATCTTGGGAGGTTATACTTAGTTGATTGTCCTTTGAAACTAATGAAGTTTCTATAAGCCCTCTTCTTTGTTTTCCTAAAATAATTAAATAATGCTTCTTTCTTATTCTTATTACAGTAAGTATAGTATCCAGGTTTAAGTCCTTTCTGCATGTAGGTGTGAATTAATCCAATACTTCTGTCAATCACAATGTATTCATTCAACTTAAAGAACTTTGGAATGTTAAAGATATAAATGTGTCTTCTCTTTCTTGCAACCATTAACATTTTGATTAAAGTTTTCTGCCATTGGTTCTGCCATTCACTCGCAAGTCCTTTTAGTGCAGCTTCATCCCAAACAAATATTCTATCATAACTATCTTCCGCAATTGCTTCTCCGATTAGGAGTTCAATATCAAAATAAACATCATCTACAGTAAACTTCCTCCCAGTTTTATCTGCCATGTAATATGCAACTTCAATAGAGGTGTTTGATTTACCACTTCCTTCATCTCCATCGACTAGAAGTAAATTGTCTTGTTTATTTGGTAAAGTACATCGTTCACATAGAACATCTAACTTTGCAACCAAGTATTTCTCCATGTAATACTGTTTATCTGTGACTAACATTATAATTATAACCCATCGTCTATGAATTTACTTCCGAACAAATCATATTTCTCCATCATAAATTGTAACCAAATATTTATTTTACGAAGTTCCATATAAATTTTATTTCCGTCTAGTTTCTTATTAGTATATGCAGAACCACTATCCTTAATCACAGCACTTGCAGCAGTCAATAAAGAACTGTAATATTTCTTCTCCTCTTGATCTAACTTATGTGAAATCTCAATAAACAATGCATCAAGTTGATTAAACCACCTAGGATAATCTTTGTCTTCTCTTGATTCTATTATCTTTTGTCTTATATCTCCAATCTGTAATGCGAATCTTTGTCGCAGATCATATGCAAGTTCTTTTGTTTCTCCAAAATTATTATCTACCATCTTTTACTCTCAATAGAATAATAAGAAGGTTATTTAAATATTTAATTATACTCAAACCAAAAGACTTAAATACTTATTATTATATTATAAGTTTATGTTCAACAAAATAGAAAAAAAAGAAGTGATCTGTAGTAAGTGTGGTTATGGCTGGGAAACAAAGTCTAAGATGATTTTCGTTAGTTGTCCCAACTGTAATAACAAAGTCCGAGTGATAGAAAAAGAAATGAGTAGTGATCATGGGACAAGAAATAGTAGAGAGATTGATAACTAAACTACAATTCACAACTCATAAAGAAATAAGAGAGATGGTTGATGAAGATTTGATGAGCAGTCAATCACTAACCAATGCACTAAGTAAATTATGTAAACATAATGAAGTAGTAACATTCAAGATTTCAAGACAAACAATATACTTGAATCCAGAATTTTACGAACAAATAGGAATAATACAATGACACAAAAACCAATACAACTATTGTTTAGAATTAAACTAGAGAAGATTAAAGAAGAGATAGATATTAAAATCTGGTGTAAAAATAACTATGCAATTACTTGGATGTCTAACTCCGAAGTATTACAGAAACTTGTCAATGCAGAAAAGAATCAAGGACATAAAGTTGAACTTGCATATGACAAAGAAGGGAAGTTAATGGCAATACAATTATACAAAGACAAAACAGGTAAACAAATTGCTAAACAAATTACTCGAGAGTTAAGAGAATCAACTGGGGGAAATTTACAAGTACTATGAGTTTTAAAGAGAAGTTTGAGAATATGCAAATAGATATGAATCAATTCTATAAGTTAGGAATCATTTGTTTCTTCGTAATCGGTACTGCAAATATATTTACTCTGGTTAATAACTGGACTGTGTTAATGTTAAGTGCAAAAGTTTCAAGTATGTTCGGGATAATATTTAACTTTGGACTGGTTGGTTTGTTCAATTACTTGAAAGGAACATTACCTGGTAACGGAGATAAAGGAAAAGAAGCTCCGTCCGAAATTGAATTTGACGAAATAGTTGATTCAATCATGAACGAAGAAGAGAAAAAGAATTAAGTATTTAAATAAGTTAATGTTTGGTTTAGTATGAAAAAACTAGGCGTCTTCTTGGTGTTCACGATTGTTCTTCTAGGTGGTATTGCATTAATTGATTATAAACAGAACCATAATGATTTCTATGTTTATGAAAAGGATTGTGTTCATTTAGATTCTCCGCAAGTTACAAGTGCAAATAGTATGGACGACTTAATGAATAAGTTTGAAGCTTCTCCAGATTTCAAAGGTTATGAATTAAAAGATTATTGGAGTTGTAACTAATGGGGTGGTGGAGTAGAAGAAAAGCGCGGAGAGCTGCGAGGAAAAGTACTCCTAGTTCAAGTGCTTATGGTTCAAGTGGAACAAGTGGGGGTTCAACAACTTCCTCAAATTATAGTTCTGTTTCTTCTGCACTTTCTGGAACTGGGGGGGGATCAATAAGTTCTCCTTCTTCAGGAGGAGGAGGTTCAGGTGGGGGAAGTTCTTCAGGAGGAGGATCTTCAGGAGGGAGAGGTTCAAGTTCTTCAACATTAGGAAGTACAAACTTAGCTGCAGATTACCCCGCAGTAGAACAACCAATTGAACAATCATTACAAAGTGCAGGGGTAACTTCTGCAGAAACTGGGAGACTTAGTCCAAGTGGTGGAACTCCCGCAACATATTCTTCTTCAGGTAAATTAAATGTTGCAGGTTTTGAAGACAAATCTTTTACTGGAACTGGTTCTGTTGTTAATGCTGCACCACTAGGATTAACTGGAAGAACTACATGGCAAGAAGATTTAGTTGATAAAGATACTTCCGTTCCAAGATTTGGAACAACTGGTCAAGGTCAATCTGGATTTGAAACTTGGGGAGACACCCAAAGGAACAGAGAACTTCAAAGAATGAATGTTCAAACTGGATATCAAGAACAAGTACAATCACAATTTAATGCTTCTGGATTAACTCCAGAAGAGTATGTTGAAACAGAAGATTATAAAACACTAACAAATAAAGCTAGTAAAGATATTGGAGAAATTAAAGATGTTCCAGGTTATTATGATGATCCAGATTTAAGAACTTCAGGTAAAAAGATTATTGAATCAACTCCAATTATTGGTTCAGGTAAAAAGTTTATTGAAGAAGCAAGAGGACTTTCTTTAGAACAAACTAAGATAGTTGGTGGAGAAATGACTGGATTAGGAATTGGTGGAGTAGATAATAAATCTTTTAGGAGTTCATTAGGTTCAACAACTTTAGCAGGAGGACTCTTAGCTGCAGATGTTGCAGTAGTTGGAAGTGCTGCAAAGTTTGGAATGAATGCAGGAAAGATTTCTTTAGAAAAGAACCTTGCAAAACAACTTTCAATTAAGTCGGAAATTCTTGCAGGTTCACCTGTTAAATTTAAAGGAGTAACAGATATTGGTTCTGGTGAATTTGGACAATCCTTTATTCAAAAAGTAGGTAATTCAAAAACTGGGGGATTTTTAACAGGGAATGTTGTTGAAGGTTCTGCTGGAATGAAGTTCATTCCAAGTGGAGAAGGAATAAAACTTTCCACAGTTAATGCAGAACTAAAGAGTTTCAAAGGATTTGCTGCAGATTTCTTAGGGGTTGAGAGAAGACAATCACTTTCACAATTACAATCTTTTAAAATAGATACTGCAAGTGTAACAAGAACAGGGGGAATTGTTTCTGGTTTAGAAACTTCCAGGACTACTGGAATTAGTTCTTTTACTACAGTTGAATCTACCTTCGCAATAGTTAAAGAGGGAAGAGGATCACAACAACTTGTAAACAGGTTTTCAGAAAATATAATGAAAGGTGGAACAACTACAACTTCCGAATTTTCTTCTCCTGGATTTTCTAAAAGATTTTCAAGTGGAGGAATAACTTATAGTGAAAGTCCAACTTCAAAAGGATTACAATTTAGTATTGACACTAAACAATTTAAACCATCAGAAACAACAATTCAATCTTTTGCAAAAGATGAAGTTAAGGTTGCAAGAGGGAGAAACAAATTTATAAACAATTTAGAAACTCCCAAAATTAAAACTAATATTCCAGAATTTAAACCAACGGGGAAAACAAACATCTTAGTGGATAAACCAGTCAAACAATTTGAAAGTCCAAAACTAACACAAACATTAGAAAAAGGATTTCAAGGTAGTAAATATAAATCTGCACCATTTAAATTCCAAACTCCAAAAGTTTCAAGAAATTTATTAGGTGTTGCAACTCTTAGTACAAGTAGAACGGTAAGTACTAATTTATTTGGAAAAACAACATTAACTTCAAACATTCAAACTAAAATACAAAAACCAGAATTAATTCCCGCATTTATGACTGGGCAAGTTAGTGGAACTAAATCTGCATTTGATACTGGATTTGTAACCTCAACTTTCAATCTAACAACAACCACTCCTCAAACTAGAACTCCCTTTACTCCGATTCCAATTTCTGAATTTGGATTAATTGGAAATCTCCCAAAACCAAACCTACAATTCAAAAGACCTGGAGGAGTTGGGAAGTTTAAAGGTGGAAGAGATTATGGTTACATTCAATCTTTCGGAGGATGGTTTACTGGGAAAGTTGGAAAGACAAAGGGATTAATGATTGGTGGAAGAGAAGTTTATACTGGACTTGAAATTCGTGGAAGAGAAGTAAAGAAGAAGAAATAATTAAATATTTAAAGAAACTTCTTATTATTCTATTGAGAGTAAATGGAAGAAGAACAATATAATAATGCACCAGATATGCCCTTCGGGAATTCTAATGACAAGGCAAGTATAATTGAAAGAATTAATCCTGACGAAATTGTAGAGTTAATTCGTATGAGATTAATGGGGAAGATGCGAGACGAACAAACTGGGAAATGGGTTACAAACAAAAACCTAAAAGACAATGCAATTTCTGAAATTGGTGCCTGGGATATTTCTAATTTAATACTTTCAGTTTCAAATGCAAATACTTCTTTATCAAAACTAGACGACAAGACTATTCGTAAAAGAGCTTATAGTTTAATGGAGAAGGGTGTTTACATGATGCTCTGTAATTGGAGAGAATATAAGATTACTAACACCGCCCAACTTGGTTATGTTGCAGAGATAGTATTTTCAATCGCATTCATTACATTAAAAATGGCGGACTCTGAAGGAATTAGAAAAATGATTACTTCAATGTATTCGGAGAGTAGAAACATTAATGAAATGGGATCAATTAAATCTGGTAAAAAAATGTTTAGATAAAGGAGGTATGAAAAATAAATGGCGTTAGATTTTGGTGGGATTGGTGCGGGAATGATGGGACTACTAAGTAGTACATTAACCTGGGCGATTGTGTTAATTGCAATAATTGTAGTAACATTTCTTTTCTTAAAGTTAAAACAGAATAAGAGATTTAAGTATCCTTGTTTAGAAGTTGTAAGTTTAGGTCAAGGTAAATGTGCATTCTTTACTTCTAAAGCTGGATGGTTTAAGAAACATAGAAAGTTCTTTGGACTTCTGGAAATGGGTGGAGAACAAGAATTGATTTGTAAGGACAGTAAAAGAAAGATTCACAATGTTTCTTCTACAGATTATCATGAACTTAATGGTAAGAGATGTATTCTTTGTAAAAGAAAAGACGATGATCCTGATATATTAGTTCCACTAAACAAAGTAGAAATTAAAAATCTCGGACTACTTGCAAGTATTGCCCCTGCAGATTATAGAGATGCAGCTGCACAAATACTTGAAGAAAAGAAGAGAGAAACTATGAGTTGGTTAGATAAAAATGCACCATTGTTAATTGCATTGGGAGTATTTATATTTGGACTAATCGCATTGATAATTGTATTCAACTTCGCAAAAGGAGAAAGTTCTGCATGGAGGGCTTATGCGGAAGGTGCTAAAACAGCTGGTACAGTTATCATGAACTCAACCGCACCGTAAGTAATTATTATTATTTTTTTTAGGGTGCATTAGGAATTAAATATTTAAATATAGAAAATTATAAAATAGAATGAAAAAAATATCAATTGTATTCTTTTTAGGTTTGGCTCTTATTTTTATACCATTTGTTAGTTCAATTAACTTTGAAGAAAGTGATTACACAAATACAAATATAGTGAACATTGTTAATGGATCTGAAATACTTCACAACAATCTGTCTGACCTTCAAGGAGGAGTTGCTACTGAATATTACCACATAAGAGAAAGCTGGTTCAATGAACTAACTTCAGATATTTTTAATTGGATAACACAGGCTGAAGGAGATGCATTGTACTATGATCTTGGAAATAGTTATTCTTATTACAACTCAACAACTCTTCAAGACTTAAACTCAACTGGGTTAATTATTAATTGGAGTACGGGGGAAATGGGATATGTAACTAATTCTGTTCTTGCGTCTTATAATTATTATAACTCAACTGACTTTGTAATCACAGATTATTATCTAAATTCAAATCCTTTTAGTTATTACAACTCAACTAATCCAAGTCCAGTAATAAATGAATCTTATTATTTAAAATCAAATCCTTCAAACTATTGGAATGATACTTTCGCAACATTCAATGAAACTTATGCAGATACTATCTATGCTCCTATCGGTTCAGCGGGGAATCCATTTGACCAATCTCTTAACACAACTGAAAATGTAACTTTCGCAAATGTAACTGCGACAACTTACTTCGGAGATGGTTCACAACTTACGGGAATTAGTGCAAGTGGTGGAGACATAACTGGTAATGGAACTACTAATTATTTACCAAGATATTTTAATGCAAGTTATTTAACTGATTCAATTATTTATGATGACGGGACGGGAAATGTGGGGATTGGGACAACAGCTCCAAGTTATAAATTAGACGTTATAGGAAATATAAATATTAATAATGAATCTGCTTATCTCTACGATGGAGTTCAAGCTTTGAAGTTGACGAAAGGGGGAGAAGTTGGTTATTATAGTACAGTTGTAGGTTATGAAGCAGGAAATTCAGCTTCTTCAAAACAAACAGTTCTTGGTTATAATGCAGGGCATTTAGCAACAGGAATAACTCAAACAGCTTTTGGAGTTTATTCTGGATATAAAAATACTGGTAGCCAACAATCTGTTTTTGGTATTTCAGCAGGTTGGGAAAATTCAGGTACAAACCAAATTGCTTTTGGATATAGGGCAGGTAGAGATAATATTGGAAATAATCAAATAGGAATTGGATATTTAGCGGGGATAGATAATTCTGGGAATCAAGTTACGGGTTTGGGATATGGAACTAATCAAAACAACTCAGGAGATAATGTTGTTGCTTTAGGTTACGAAGCAGGTAAAGACAACACAGTAGCAAATCAGTTTATAATACAACAAGCTAATATTAATGCTGTTCCTTTGATTCAAGGGGATTTTGCTACTGGGAATATTGGGATTGGAACAACAACTCCTCAAAACAAACTCGACGTCGAAGGAAGTGCTGTTATAGGTTCAACTTATTCAGGAACAAATACTGCTCCTACTAATGGATTGTTGGTTGAAGGGAATGTGGGAATCGGGACGACAAGTCCAGACGCGAAATTAGATGTTAATGGAATTATAAATGCTGGTAGTTTTGCTATAGCAGGAGAAATTAGAAGTGTGCAAGGTAATGGTTATGATAATTATGTTTCTTTAAAAAGCGAATATGGAGGAGTTGGTTCTATTAATAAAGCTGGTTTATTTAGAAGTAATACAAATTATTTTGTTTATTATGATACTCATACGGGAGATACTGTTTTAGATTCAACTTTTGCATCTGGAGATATTATATTTTCTCACCAAGGGGCACAACAAATGAGAATAGATGCTTCAGGCAACGTCGGAATCGGGACGACAACCCCTCAAAAAACTTTACACGTTGCGGGGGACGGTTTGTTTAACGGGACGTTAACGATCGCGAAAGGAACGGCGTCGGGACATGCGGTTACGTTAGGACAATTACAATCTTCAGTTGGAAGCGTTACGGAAGTCGATCCTTATTGGTCTTCTAACTTTACAAATGGTTTAAGTGGAAATTGGAATGTAGGAGCATTTGATATAACAGCAAATAATTTCATAGGAGCATGGAATGGTTCGAGTGATTATTACTTAAAGAATAATCCTTTTAGATTTTACAACTCAACAAATCCAAGTCCAGATACAACATATTCTGCAGGAAATGGAATTAGTTTAAGTACAACTACATTTAGTGTTGCAGGAAATACTGCTTTAACTCAAGATACAGATGGATTAAGTGTAACAAATAATGCTATAGGAGATACCCAATTAGAATATAATACTGGACAACATTTAACTTCCACGAGCAATCCCACTTTTAATAATCAAACCATAACAGATTGTATAGTATTTTCAAGTGGAGGACAAATTTGTTCCGCTTAAAATGAAAAAAATATTATTTATTTTTATCTTTGGAATCTTATTACTTGGAGTAGTTTCCGCAGTTCCTCAATTTAATTTCCATGATAAAGAATTAAGGAAACAACTTAGAGAAACTGATGTAATAGAAGAAGAAGGGGGAACTTGGATTAATAAAAGATATTTTACATACAATGCTTCTGAAAAAGAATTATTAATTGAAAAGAAAAACAACAAATTAATATTAGATATGAAATTAATAACTCCTTATGAAAACAAAGTGGGTACCGGGAATGATACAATGATTGCAGAATTCTTAGTAATTGATTATCATAAACAAGCAAGTAAAGTATTTGATATTGTTTGGACTTTTGATGTAAATGATAATTATACTTATGGTGAACAAGATTTATGGTTTAAGTATGGACTAGATTATGAAATAGAAGATTGTATTGAAATAGGAGAAAATGAAACTGAATGTTATAATTACACTCAAACAAACTGGACTTACTTTGAAGACTTTAAAGCATTATCAAAAATAGAAGGTTGTGAAGAAAATGTTAAAGTAGGTTTATTTACAAACACAGAAACAGGAGAGAAGAAAGAATGGGTTCCAACAATAGAAGGATTTGATATTTTTCAATGGGCAGAATATGATGTAACTGCTGGATCTCCTTTTGAATTTGATGCAACATTAGCACAACATAATTCATTAGTTAAAATAAATGATACTCATTATTTAAATACATATATGGGGCAAGATTTAGATGGATATGCAGTTGTCTTAATAGTTAATGGAACTACTATTACAAAAGGAACTGCCTATGAGTTTGATACAAATGATGGAACATATAATTCATTAATTAAAATAAATGATACTCATTATTTAAATACTTATACTGGATCTGGGAGTGATGGATATGCAGTTGTCTTAATAGTTGATGGAACTACTATTACAAAAGGAACTAATTATATATTTGATACAACTTATGGAACATATAATTCATTAGTTAAAATAAATGATACTCATTATTTAAATACTTATGCTGGATCTGGGAGTGATGGATATGCAGTTGTCTTAATGGTTGATGGAACTACTATTACAAAAGGAACTGCCTATGAGTTTGATACAAATGATGGAACATATAATTCATTAATTAAAATAAATGATACTCATTATTTAAATACTTATACTGGATCTGGGAGTGATGGATATGCAGTTGTCTTAATAGTTGATGGAACTACTATTACAAAAGGAACTGCCTATGAGTTTGATAATAGTAGAGGAGAATATAATTCATTGGTTAGAGTAAATGAAACTCATTATTTAAATGTATATAGAGGAGATAGTTATCAAGGAAATGCAGTTGTTCTAATGATTGATGGAACTACTATTACAAAAGGAACTACTTATATATTTGATACGGCTTATGGGGCAGAGCATTCAATTATTAAAATAGATGAGACTCATTATATAAATGCTTATTATAATGGGAAAGGAATTACAACTATTTTAAAGCTAACTGGGAATACCATTTCAAAAGAAAATTCTTTTGAATTTTATTCTACATCAACATTTGACAACTCTTTAATTCAAATAAGTGAAAACCAATATATAAATACATTTTCAGGTAGCGGAAGTGACGGATATGCAATTATTTTTGAGGTAGAAATAAATGAAACTGAAATAAATGATTCATGCACATACACATCAGGAGATTGGAATATTACTATGTCAGATTATTGTATCTTAGATACAAATACAGACATAGGTGCAAACGATATAATCTTTTTTGGAATAGGAAACTGTACAATCAATTCTAAAATAGAAGTAGCAAACATGATTCCCCCTACAACTGGCGGAACAGTTTACATAGATTCAAATGCGGAGATAATAATAGGATGAAACAACAATTAAATAAACGACAAGGAGGTAATAAATATATGAAAAACAAAACATTAAGTATCTTTGTAGGAATAACTTTAGTATTATCTTTAATGGTATTAGGATTTGCACAAGTAAGAGCAATTGAAGTATTAGAAAATGGAGATATAATTTTAACTTCACAAGAATTTGTAAGTTTAAGTGATGAACAAATTGCAACTTATATGTATAATGAATTCACTATTTCAGAAATCAATTTACAAAATGATAAAATAGAAATTGTTTACAATTTAGTTTATGTTGAACCAACCCATAATAATAATACATACAGAGTATTTAATCATGGATTTCAAACTTATGTAACTTATGATTTACTTCAAGAATGTTTAAGTCTTGTAGACATGACTACTTGCGTAGGATTACTTGTAACAAACACAGAAGCATACACATACAACATTGATGAAAATACAACAAGAACTATTACACCAACTTATGTAACTGCTCTGAATCAAGGAATTCAAAAATACGAACAAACTTTAGCATTAAGAGATAGTATAAGTCAAATGACAACAATGGAATCGTTCATTGATCAACTTGAATAACTGTTGTAATTCTTAAATTATAATAACCTTTTATATAGTATTTACTCTCTATAAATCTATGAAAAGATTCCATGTTGTTGATGCAGATACATTGCAGATCAGACGAGTAAACTTCAATTTAGGTAAACAAAAAAACCAAATTTTTACCTGTGATTTTTCTTCTGCAAATGCCGCACAACAATATATTTCTTCTTTGGATTTTGGATTAGATCAATTCTATGAAATTTGGGATGACAAAGAACAAGAAGTTATTGATTATAGAAGTTACTTTAACAAAACTGCGAAGAGTCCTAGAAAAGTGAGGTCAATTAAAAGATGAGAAAAAAAGTATTATGTCAGAGGTGTGGAAGAACCCACCAATTCTCCTCACTAAGAAAAGAAATTCATGGAGAAAGACTTCTATGTCATATTTGTTATAAAAGAAAAAATGACGAAAGACTTAACAAGAGATTAAAAAATCTCCCAGAGATTAATAACAATAGTGTAAAATTACCCATTAATTCTATTTACACTCCACAGAATAGACCTGGGGAGTTTCTTGGGGGTTATTTGAGTAAGGGCGAGGGTGATTTCTTGAAGTCTAAGTATGGTTATGATAGTTTCAAGAATGGAAAGGGAAAGTTTGAACCTCTTGAAAGAATCAAAAGAGTATTGAGAATTAAGAAAAAGAAAATTGTTAAAGAACACAAAACAGATTTAAATGAGAAGTTCTTGGAGGGATTACCACAATGAGCTTCACAGGATCAGAAATAGTTCTACTTAAATGTACAGTATGTTTATTCCTAGGGATGGTTGTAGGAGTTATCATGACACATAGTTTTAATTACAGAGAGATTCATACAAATGCAAAGGAGGAAATGTAAATAAAAATGTCATCATTAAAAGAAGAAGCACAGGCATATGAGCCAAAAAGAACGCTAAACATAACAGACTTAGATAGAGCGGATTTGTCTTTTCCAATTGAAACTAGACATGGGGAAAATAAGGATGGAGAAAGTTATACCTACAAAGTTATGGTTGTTAATGAACAAGAATACAGAGTTGCGTGGACAGTTCTTGAAGAGATTAAGAAAATGTTAGCTTTGAAACCCGACTTAAAATTTGTTAAAGTAACAAAGACTGGAGAAGGTAAAGCTACTAAATATTCTGTTGCTTTATCAGAATAAGTTTCAACAGAAACAATTAAATAATTTATTATTATTATTAATTTATGCGGGAGAAATAGTTGAGTTTAACTAACTCGAAACAATTGGTAAGTAAAGTAGTTCTTTATGAGGTAGGTTCAAATCCTGCTCTCCCGCTTCGGAGCAGTTGGTAGCTAACTCCATAAAAAATTGACTACCTGCATTTTAGGTAATGTGGACACCAAGGAAAGACTTGGAACGGAGAGAGTAAGTAGAGTAAGAAATTACTCTCTCCATTCATATTCACTAGGCTGGGCATGGCAAGGCAAGGCATGGCAAGGCGAGGCAAGGGAGTTTGCATGTTCTCTTAAAAACATGTTACCTTTCAAATATAGCTGAAAGGAGGTTAAAAAATGAAAATAAAAGCAATTAATACAAAATATAAAGGATATTATTTTAGGTCAAGATTAGAAGCCAGGTGGGCAGTTTATTTTGATTCAATGGATTTAAAATGGGAATATGAAAAAGAAGGATTTAATTTTGGAAATGGGATAAATTATCTACCAGATTTTTGGTTTCCAGAATTAGAGATGTGGGGAGAGGTAAAACCAACAGAATTAAATAAAGATGAGATGGATAAAGTTGCTCTGTTAGTAAAAGGGACACATAAACATTGCATTATTTTGTCTGGAATTCCTGAAAGAAAACCCTATGAAATTATTTTCCCAGATATAGATGTTTATGGAAAACCATTGATAGATGGTTCTGGAGAAACAGGTTACTATTGTAATGGAGAATTTTATGAATATCCTGGCGAAGAATTAAATATAACCTTACTTTCAACAAATTGTGCAATTTCTAATTATCATAATTATCCCAAAAATGAGGGTAGATTTTATACGGCTTTTGATGATGCTGAAATAAATGAAGATTATTTTAATGATATAGATCGTCATGTAGAAAATGCAAAATCTGCCAGATTTGAATTTAACAACAAAAAATGAAACAAACAAAAATAAAAACATAATAATCAATCACGGAGGGATAAAGAGGGATTGGTCGGTATAGTCACTTTTATCGTTATAAAACATCCTCTCCCTTCATTTCATACTTAACCCTGGGTAGATTTGTCACCTCTTAACTAACCCAGGGTTATCATAGTTCCCCGTGGAGTTTCGGGCTTTAGACCTCCCGTTCTTTTCTCCGTGGGGATTTTTCTTATTGTCATTTTAAAGTTACTAAGAAAATTAAAACTTTATAATAGTTAGAAATTATTAAAAAGAAATGGAGTTTGTAGTAAATATGACAACAGAAAACTTGACACAAGACGAACGAACTAACTTGGATAAATTAAAATTCTTCTTTGAAGAAAAGATTCAAGTTCATTTAAAACTTAGAAGAACTAATGAAAAAGGAATACATATATTTCTTAATGGATTCATTACTGAAAAATTAACCGATACATTATTTTTAATTAAAGAAAGAAAATTGGGAGACGTTAGAGTTTCATTATTTGAAATTAGAAACGATGGTGTTTTTGAAGAGAGGGGGAAGGAATGAGTGAAGAAAAAGAGGTTGATTTTACAGTAGAACAATTTCCAGAACAAAGAGTTAAACTTCCATTAACAGAAGATTTTAGAGGGGAATTAATAATTGAACTCTTGAAAGTTAAGGAAGAAAACAAAGAACAATTTAGGGAATCAATAAAATTTGTTATTGATCCTGCACAAGAAATTGAAGAAGAAGATAAAGTTTTTCTTAATAAATGGAATCAAGAGGAGAAAAAGAAAGAACAAAGAAAGTATTTATTGAAAACATATAACAGAATTAAAGCTGTATTAAAAGAGTATGTTGATATGAGTGAAGAATATTATACTTTAACTGCAATATGGATCATCGGAACTTATATGCACGAACAATTTAATACTTACCCATACCTTTTCATTAATGCAATGAGGGGTTCTGGAAAAACTAAAACACTAAAATTAATTATGAGTATGGCTTACAAAGGAGATGTTCTTTCTTCTCCAACAGAAGCAGTTCTCTTCCGTTACCCAAAAGGACACTCTTTAGGTATTGATGAATATGAGGGAATGACTAGAAAAGGGCAAGAAGGAACTCGTGAACTATTAAATTCTGCATATAAAAAAGGTTCAAAGGTTAGGAGAATTAAGAAAGTTAATACAAAAGAAGGTTCTGAAATGCAGATTGAAGAGTTTGAACCATTCCGTCCAATCGCATTAGCGAACATTTGGGGAATGGAAGAAGTACTTGGAGATAGGTGTATTACAATAGTTCTTGAAAAATCGGAAAGAAAAGATGTTATGCGGTTAATTGAGGATTTTTTTGTAAAAGAAGAGATTTTAATGGTAAAAAGTTCACTTGAGAAGGATTTAGTGCAGTTATGTAGTGTAGTGTATACCAGAAGGTATATAGAAAAATGGAACAATTGGGTAAAAATGAAATATAATACACCAACTACATATACTACTTACACTACACTAACTCCACTAACTACACTTGAGAGAGAGGATTTAGTGTTATTCGAGTGTATAGATGGTGTAGGTATAAACGGTAGAAATCTGGAATTATTCTTCCCTTTAATGTTAATTGCAAAAGAATTTGGAGAAGAAGTGTTTCAAGATGTATTAAAAGTTGCAGGAACATTATCCAAAGAAAAAAGAGAAGAAGAAATGGTTGAAAGTAAAGATGTTTCTTTATTTCATTGTGTTTCAAAAATGAATAAAGACATAGGTTATAATTCAATTAGAAACATTACAACAATCTTTAGAAACTTTTTGGGTAATGTAGAAGATTTTGAAGAGAAGTGGATTAATGAAAAATGGGTTGGAAAAGCATTAAAGAGATTAGGTTTAGTTGTAGATAAGAGAAGATTAAGTCAAGGAATTGAAGTTACTTTAGATATTGAGAAAGCAAAGAGGAAAATGGAGTTGTTAGGTAAGTGAAACTAACCTACAAATGTCCCCACAACACAATCGAAGTATACGGAAATAATATCGAAGTATACTGTTCAAAGTGTAAATGTTTGATTACTCCATGGGAGTTAATTGAACGGGAGGAAATGAAACTGAACAAACAATTCACCTTACCTTCCTACCAAGAAATGTATTACCTTGAATCAAGATACAATTTGAGGTTTGTCATTTGAGAATTAAAAGGAATGTATATAAACAAGTTAACATAATAATAAGTATAACAAAATGAATCAATATTTAAATAAAACACTTGGAGAAATGAAAGACTTAACTGAACAGTATAAGTTAATGATTATTGAATTTGAAATTAAGGAGTATATAAATGGTAAATAAAAATCCAACTAACAAGAATGTTTCTAAGAATATTTCCAAAATTCTCAATCCCAAGAAAAAGAAGAAAACCCCAAAAGACAAAGGAAAGAATGTTATTAAAGAATTAGAAGATATGGGAGTTTTCATATGAGAAATTTAAACAATTGTAAGGGAGGAATTAAAAATGAAACAAGAAATTGAAACAAAAAAGAAAATGAAAAAGCTGTTTATGATCCCATTGTTTGCATTTTTAGCTATTGGTTTTGTATTTGCAACAGGTTTTGTTGTTAATACTTTCGTTATCCAAGCAGATGTTTATGAAGCATTTGACGGAATCGAATATTCAATAATTGGAGATGCAGGTAATTACAATGGAAATGATTGTGCAGATGCAACTGAATGGTTACCATTAACTGGAACAATTGATTTGGATGGTTTATATCCAGGAGAAGGAAGAATGCTTTGTGCTAGATTAAACAATTTAGGAGAAGCAGATTTGACTTATACACTTTCAAATGAAATTGTAACTGGATTAGATAATTATGCAGATTGTGTTTACGCATTTGGAGAAAATTCAGTATCTGGAACTGTCTTAGGACTAGGAGCTGCAACTGATGGATATCAAATTGTAGTCCCAGAAGATGCACCAGTTGTAAATGATTGTGAAATCGCAATTAGTGTAATCCGAGGTTAAATCCTCAAATATTATTATTTTAGATTTTTTTAAATCAAAAGCAGGAGAGTGAAAGTCTCTCCATTTATATTCAAAAAATACAAAGGAGAAATAAAATGAAAAAACAAATAGCAACAATAATACTAGGAATAATGTTCTTAACTTTAGCTAGTGCATACTTTCCTGGAGAAACTTTAGAAGTTAATCATAACTTTGGATCAAGTGATATAACTTTGTCTGTAATTGATAATTCAACTTTTATTAATGTAACTGAATTTGGTTTAGAATCAAATTTAACTCATGCAAAAATCATAATTCCTCAAAGTATTAGTCCAGATGAATTTAAAATAGTCTTAACTTATTTGAAAGAACAAGAAGTAAAAACAGTAGTAGTTCATCATAGTGGAAGTTCCAGGACAAAATATGTAAATAGAAATGTAACTGAATATGTTACAGTAACAGAATTTATTGAAAAGATTAAATATTTAGAGAATAATGCAACTGCTTTTGATAATATTGGAGATTTAGAAATTCCAGAAATAAAAACAGAAAAATCCAAATGGTTCTTAGGTAAATTTTGGAATTGGTTAAAGGAGTTATTCAAATGAACCCAGTCCAAGTAAAATCACCATCTCTAGAGGTTGATTACTTTTGCAAAAATGCAGTTGAGAAGAAAAACTCTCCTGCATCTGCGGAAGTTCAAAATAGTTATGATTGGGATAGAGAGGAGAATGGATTATGAAAACAATCCCAGAACTTGAATTCGATTTGAATTTGAAAGAACAAATTAAAGATTTTAACCCAAAAGAAATTACTACGATTGGTTATTCTTACGACAAGAACACCTGTTTTTTTTTACTTTTAATTCCAAGGGGGGAAAAATGATTGGTGCAAAAACTGGGAAGGTAAGAAAGAGATTCTTGAAACCATGTGCAAGGTGTGAGGTGCAGTTCCGACCCAAATCCTCGACGGGAAAACTTTGTGAAGCTTGTATTGAGAAATCCAAACATCGACCAAAAAATAAATTTGCGGTTCTTGAAAAGAAGTTTGAAGAACTTACATTGAAACATAGAATGTTAAGGGAACAATTGAAGATAATTACTCAAGAGTTAAATAAAATGTTAAAGGAAAGTCAAAAATGATTGAACATGAAATAAATTCACAAAAGTTCGCAAAAGAATTAAAAGAAAAATGGAAAAGATATGTTGAAAGTTATAATCGTAATGGGGGAAAATATGCTCATTTACTTTCAGCTACCCATGTAGTAAATAGGATAATTGAAACTGCGTGTAAACACTCTAAAGCGACTTCGCTTAACAAGACACAGGTGAAATCAAAATGATAATAAATTGTTGTAGTAGGGCTGTTTTAGAATATGAAATAAAGAATAGAATTAGACATTTGGAAAAAGATAAAGAAATTCAATTCAAAATATATCCTTCCGAAATTTTATCTGGAACTTTTGATTTAATAATTCTAAATTCACAAAAAGAACAAAAGGAGAAGAGAAAATGAAAACAGTAGAACTATTTGCAGGAACACAATCTTTTAGTAAAGTAGCAAGAGAACTAGGACATGAAACCTTTTGCGTAGATAATAAAATAAAGTTTGATAACGACTTAACTATAAAAATAAGCTATGCTACAATGAAAGAATTTTTTAATAAAATTGAAGAAGCAGATATAGTTTGGATGTCCCCTCCATGCACAACCTTTAGTATGGCTTCAGGGAACACCCATTGGACAGCAGATAAAGAACCTAAAACAGATGAAGCTATTGAAGGTAGAAAGTTATTATGGTTATGTTGGGATATTGCTAAATTCTGTATTGAACATAATAAAATATTCTTTATAGAAAATCCCAGAGCAAGAGCAAGATGGTTTTTACCAGAAGAATATAGGAAAACTGCATGGTATTGTCAATATGGAGATTCAAGAGCAAAACCAACAGATATATGGACTAATTTAGATTGGACACCAAAGACTTGTAAGAATGGAAATAAAGATTGTCATCACGAACCAGCCCCAAGAGGATCTAAAACTGGAACTCAAGGAATAAAAGGAAACATGGAAAGATCAGTTATTCCCCCTGCATTATTCAAAGAAATCTTTACGGCTTATAACGAGGAAGCGAACTGATGGAATTAATACAAGGAGAATGTTTAGAAGAGATGAGGAAGTTAGAAGCTGGAAGCATAGACTTAATCCTAATAGACCCTCCATACAATATAGGAAAAGACACTTGGGATAAGATTGATAATTATGAGGAATGGATGAAGGACGTATTTTTAGAGCTTCAGAGAGTTTTAAAAGATAATGGGAGCTTTTATTTCTGGCATAATAATATGCCTACTATTTCCAAACTTATGAACATTATAGAATCAGATACAAACTTTATATTTAGACAGATGATTGTTTGGAATAAGAGATTTGAAGGGAGTAAAAAAAAAGGATTTCTTGATGGATTTATAGAAGTGGAGATGTTAAGGAATTATCAAAAGATGGCAGAGTATTGTCTATATTACACCTTTCAGGACGAAACAGGGTTAAGTAAAATTATGGGAAAATGTGTTAATCCAGTTGCAGAATATTTATTATCTGAATTTAAAAAAGCTAATGTTACAATATCAGAGATAGCAAAACTATTCCCATCAAAAACAGGGGGAATGACTGGGTGTGTTTCAAATTGGACTACTGGAAAATCTTTTATTATGAAAGAGCAGTATGAAAAGATTAGAAATTATTTGAACAAAGATAAGGAGTATGAATATTTGAGAGAGGAGTATGAATATTTGAGAGAGGAGTATGAAGATTTGAGAGAGGAGTATGAAGATTTGAGAGAGGAGTATGAAGATTTGAGATTTACATTTAATAATCAAAAAACACATCATTCAGTTTGGAACTACGAAATAGCTAAAAAGCAAGGACACATAACACCTAAGCCTGTCGTGATGATGGAGAATATAATTAAACATTCCTCAAAAGAAGGTGATGTTGTTTTGGATTGTTTTATGGGTTCTGGAACAACTGGAGTAGCTTGTAAAAATCTCAATAGGGATTTTATAGGAATAGAATTAGATGAAGGATATTTTAAGATAGCTGAAGAGAGAATCAGTTCGGCTTTTACATCAAAGGAGAAACAATGATTAATTATTATTTAGGATTATTTACTGGTTTAATATGTGGTTTTCTTTGGGGATATGTTTTATTTCATAAAAAGAAAACTAAAGATAAATCAATAAATATTTATGGAGATAAAAAATAGTTAAATATTTAAAATTCAAATTACTATAAATATTATGTTAAAACAAAATTGTAAGGGAGGAAATAAATAAAATGGTAGAAAGAAATTTTCTAGTAAAGAGAAAAGGTAAAACTCTTAATCGTTCATATACAAGGGAACAAGCAAAAACAAAAAAGAAATTATTACAAAAAGCAGGGGTAAAGTATATGAGTATAGTAAAAGTAAAATAATCATTTTTCTTTTAAAAATTATTTCTAAATAGCGTAAGCTAAACAACAATTCATAATTTATCACAAAACCGAACTAAAAACAATACCTTTATATACTTGGGTATACTCTATTATACTATGGTAAACACAACAATAAAAATAACAAAGGAAACAAAAGAATTACTAGATGAATTTAAAATTCATCCAAGACAATCTTATGAAGAAACTATTAGAGGTTTAATTGATGTTGCACAGGAGAAGAAAGATGACTAGGTGTCCAAATTGTAATCATAAACTTAAGATAGTTGAAGAAACGGTAAAGTTTGCAGTCCAATTAGGGAAAGAATCAAAGGAAGAAGATTGTTGTGAAATGCCTAAAAGAATTGACGCCTTACAGAAAAAAGAAGAATCTCCTCTTGATTTATGTGCCAATTGTAATCATTCAAGATTTGACCACACAGAAAAAGGTGAACCAATCCCTTGTTCTTATGGTGGAAAAGGTTGTGGTTGTAATAATTTCGTAGAAACTAAAGAAGAGGTCAAAAAAGAATGACTTATGCTAATTGGTTTGGAGTTGTAGCATATCCTTTATTAGTTTGGGGGATAATTTATGTTGCTAATAATAAAATAAATATAGGATTTCCATTTTTAATAATTGCAGTAATCTTTTTAACAATTAAAGATACAATCTTTGCTCAAAAAATAAGACAATTCACAATTAAACAGAAAGTGGTAAATAATGGTAAGTAAAAAAGGATGTGGAAAGAGATGTTTCCCAGAAGAGAATCCAGATAATATTACTTGTGGAACTGAATGGGCTGGAGATATTCATTATTGTCCAGAGTGTCTTGACGCCTTGTCTGGAGGAAGTGAATAAAATGCCAAAAGAAAAATATATTTATCCAAAAAATCACCTCTTGAAAATGAGATTAGATACTTTGATTAAGAATAAAGGATTCAATAAACCGAAGTTCTATAAAAAAATGGAAGTTTCTCCACAACTCTGGTATTTTTATTCTTGGGGAATTTGGAAAATGCCCACCTATATGAGAATTAAAGTAGCAAGATTATTAGAGACAGATACCTCTCTAATTTTTGATGAGGATTATGGTCAAAATGAAAAGGAAAAACAATTCGCATCCTCAATGGTAGGTGAAGAAGAATGAACTGGACAATGATTATACCTGAATCAACTTGGTTTGTAATATTTCTATTTCAAGTAGCAATAAGCATAGGACTTGTAGCAATATGGAATTACAGGTGCATACAAGTGAATAAGTTGAAAGAAGAAAACAGAGATTTGAGGAAAATAATATGGAGAAAATCAAAAAGAAAAAGAAAGGTATAAAAAAGATAGTTATATTTAATTTAGTTACAAGAGTTTTATCCTTGTTAATAATAAGTTTTGTAATAATGAGGATCATAACAAATTTAATCAAATGAGAAGTAAAAAGAAAATATATCTCAGGGCTTGTAAGAGGTGCGGAGAATTTTTTAGAGAAGAATGGAGAGCAAGTTATTGTAAGGATTGCGATAGAACAGATTGGAGGAAAACAAAAAAAGATGGAAAAGAAAACAAAAACAATTGAAGAACTTGCCAAAGAAGGAGAATTAGAATTCAAACCAGCATTTGTTAATGAAAGAGTTAGTGATTTTTATGTAAAAGTAGGAAAAGACTTATATGTCAAAGTTAAGTTAAATGAATACTTTTTAATAGGAAAAGATATGTATCAATGAAAATAGATACAAACAAAATAATAAAAAAGTATTTCAAAAAATATGAACACATTAAACCAAAAACCAAAAGAATCATTGGAATTAGTTTAATCTGTTTTGGTTTTACTCAATTCATAAATCCCTTTGTTTCCGGGTTATGTATAATCGCAGTGGGATATAAATTAATAATTGATTCAAGAAAAGACTTAAATATTTAAATAACAAGATAGTAACTAATGTATGAAAAAGGTTGTCTTATTCCTAATTGTATTCTCCTTACTTTGTGTTCCGTTGATTTCTGCGTCCGAAAGGGATTGTTCCCAGTTTTCTGATCCAATTATGAAGAACGATTCAATTGAACTTACACAGGTATGTACAACCTGTAGTTATGTTAATTTAACATATATCACCATTTCAAATGGGACTTCAATTCCCTATAATAGTGCAATGAGTAAGTCCGACATACATTTTTCTTATACTTATTCTCCACAACTTGAAGGGAGATATTTTTTTGGGGTCAAAGGTGACAAGGACGGAGTAGTCAAAACCGAATGTTTCTTTTTTGACGTAACCGCAAATGGGAACGATTCTCCCGCAGGTTCAACCATTAATATGTTTGTTATAATTTTCTTAATCTTTGTTGGAGGAATGTTAGGATTATTACTTTACACAATCTTTCACTTAATACAATGGGATTTTGATGCAAATGATTTAATAATAAATGTTTCAACTTATTTTGTTATGTTTGCAGCTTATATTCTAGGAAAAACATATTTGGGTAATTCTTTCATAGACGACTTTTTAGTTTGGTTAATTGGAGTTGGTGGTTTAACAATGGTTATCCTCCCAATAATTGCATTTTTCATTTCATATGTTAAAGGAGGACTAAAGTCAAATGAATAAAGAAAAAGATTATAGTACCTTTAAAGTTTCAAGGAAATTAATGGAAGCGATAAATGGGACAAAGAGGAGAAATGTTCAAATTGAATTATCCAAAGATGCTGGACATAGAGTTCCTCCACCCCCAAAAGTAAGTGTTCAAAGATATATTGCATTAGAGTTATCAAGATCCAATATGAGATTTAATATAAAAGATTGGGAGAAAGTTGTAAATGGTAAATACTAAAGGACAAACAGACGTGATTTATTTCATAGTGGCAGTTGTAGCTTTATTAATTCTAGCACCAATTATGTTGAAAGTAGTAAATACTTCCTTAACTGCGTTCTCTGGAGCAATAAACACCACTTCCCCTGATGCATCAACTAATGTGGACTTCGTTCACACAACTTTTCTTAATTTCTGGGATTGGTTAATTGCAATTGGATTTTTAGTGAATGTGATAATGTTATTTGTATTTAGTTTCATGGTAGATAGTCATCCGATATTCTCCCTATTCTACTTCATAAGTGCAATAATTGCATTAATGTTTTCCCACACAGTTACAGCTCCAATTTCAACAATATTCGGATTGGATTCATTTGCAACAGAAGTTTTAGATCTTCCGATAACTGATTTCATTGTGACTAACTTTGATTTGTTATTACTTGGAATAATAATCCTTAC